TGGCCGTCTCGCTCTGGTCTGCGGGGCGCTCAAACTGTACCAGCGCGGCGTCGGAGGCCGCCCGGACAGATGCGGCGGTCTTCAAGATGTTGACCAGAGATGGATAGCTCTCGGTCAGTTCCTTCCAGAGAAAATCCAGCTGCATCTCCAAATCCCCGATGCTCTTGCCGCGGCTCAGGGCAAAGACGAGCAGCTTTTGCTTCCGGCTCCAGAATGTCCACTGGGCAAGGCCATATCCGGCGCTGTCGTGGACAAAATCCTGATAGATTCTGGCGTCCACCTGGGCGGTATAGTCCGCGTCGGACAATCCCAGCTTCTTTTCACAGGTGTTCTGGAGATTGTCCGGCTTCAGGCCGCTCTCGGCATAGAGATTCCCCATCAGTCCAGCCGCTCCGCAATCCGAGAGGCCTTTCTTCTTGAAGAAACTCCAAATCACTGCTTCGGACATGTGCATCATCCTCTCGAATTGGCTCTCTTTCTGCGTGCCGCGTTCAGCGCACGGTTCTGTGCAAAGATTTCCTTCTGGCTCATTTTCTTTTGAGGGCCGTTCTTTGCGTTGCAGACGTTAATCAGCGTCATAAGCCGGTTCAAATGCCACTTCTGGCACTCAAAGGGGATCTGGTGGGAGAGCATCCAGTAGTAGATGATCTCCGCCGTGACGACCTCATTGGCCGACCGGCCCTTCCGGCCTTTGACAAAGGTGGTCGCCGTCATGGAATCGTCGATGTAAGCGTCGACCATTTTCAGCATCTGGGGCGTAATGGCGGTGTAGACATCGGGGTCCACGTTCTGGGTCAATGTCATGCACCGGACATAGTCGATCCGCTCCTCCCGCGTCTTCGGCTTTCGGGAAAGGTAAGGCTTATGCCATTTTGATTCCCATTTTGAAAGGGAGACCAGAGAGTGTTCCAGCCGAAGCACCTGCTTCTTGGTCGTGATAAAACGGTCGTTCGCCTCGTCATACTGCTCGGTCTCCGGTATCACAAGTTCCAGCATCTCTGATCTCCCCAGTCAGCCTTATGCCCGAGGAGCCGGAGCCTTCTTGCCCTGGGGGACGATGCCGTTGATGAACCGGGCCGCCGCTTCCGCATCGGTGGCCAGCTCCATGAACAGATCGCTGTACGCCTCCGTCTGGGCGAACGCGTCCCGCAGCTCCTGGTTCTTGATAAAGCGCTTCCCGTCAGGGGACTTCTCACCATAGGCCCGCAGAATGATGTCCTTGAAGATGGCGATGATCTGCTTCCCATCCTGGGCCGCGACAATGCGGTTGATCATCTCCACCAGACCGCCGTCCACGGAGAGCTCCAGCTCGGTCACCTCGGCCTGGGTCAGATTGAAGTAGAAATCCTCCGTGCGGGAAACGCCGTTATAGTCGTTGTAAGTCCTTGTCAGCTTCAGCATTGCAGTTTTCTCCTTTCAAAAATAAAAGAAAGCGGAGCCCTCGGTGAAGAGAGCTCCGCCTTGCGGATTCGTTGTCTGGATTTCAGTCCCCGTTTCTCAGGACTCCAGAGTCAGGCCGGTCAGAGTATAGATCTTGGTGACAGAGGAGCTGTCCTTGGTGGAGATTACCTTGACGCTCTGGGAATTGTTCTTGATGGGCAGAACAATGTTCTTGTCCTCATCCAGAGCCACAGCCCCCTTGGTGCCGCCCACCAGCTCCACGGTGGTGGTGGCGTCGGCCGGAGCGACGTCAAATTTCAGCGCCAGATAGTGCCCCTTCTGCTCAGAGGGATCGCTGCTGAACCCGGTATAGCCGGTCACATTCTTCAGGCTGCCGGTGATGGCGCTCTCGCCCACTACGACGTTGCTCTGAAGTTCGGAGACCTTCTTGCCCAGCAGGGTGGCGGAGGGGCTCTCCGGGGCGACGGTCACTGTAACATCGTTCGCCAACAGCTTGATGACTTCCTCGGGCAGAGGCAGCCGGGGCTCCGTTTCCTCGGTGCCGTAGAGGATGTCCTCCAGCGCCTTCAGCTTGGCAGGGTCGGCCTTGGTGGAGGTGATGATCAGACGGGCAGTGGGCTTGAAGCCGGGTACGTCCACGGGAGTGGTCGTGACCTCCCAGCTGGGGTTGATGGGTTCAGGAGAGTCGTTGACAGTCTGATAGCCCCGCTCAGAGGGAGAGGCCAGACCGCCGTAGACCAGGTGCAGCTTATAGCCGTGGTCCTGACCGTCCACATCGTTGCCCAGCTTGGTGCGGTAGCTCAGGCCAAAGACCTTGCGGGTCTGCTGGCCGGCCATCACGCCGGGGGCGATCTCCGCGGAGCCGTCGCACTCCTCCCACTCGTCGGGGTAGGTGTAGCACTCAATGGTCAAACCGAAGTCCTCGGCGCCCACCAGCACCAGGTACTTGATGTTGTCGGCGTACATGTTGTTGGGCTCGGCGCCGGAGGGGCTCTCGTTAATGGCGGTGATGCCGCTCCAGGCTATACCCCTGTCGTAGACGCCGGTGGCGCTGATGGGGTAGAGGACGGCGTGATCGATGCCGGTTTCGTAGAAACGTTCCCCGATCTTGTCCCATACGAGTTTACTCATTTCGGATTTCCTCCTTTTAATAGTACAGGTTGAAGATGTCGTGGTTCAGATTGTCGGCCGGGAAATGACGGTCGTGGGCGCACATGGGCAGCATGGCAAGGCGGTGGGGCAGATCGCTGTCCGGGTTCTTGTAGATGGCCGTCACCTGATACCGGTCCAGCAGCCGGTAGGGGGCGTTGTCAGCGTGGATGGCGCTGATTTCGCTTCGCTCGTAGACGATGCAGGGGTACTGGATTTCCTTGCTGGCCGGAGGCTGAAAATAAGCCCGGCACGCATCGCCGCGTTCCGGACAGCCAAGAACCCCGCACAGAAGGGTATGAAGTTGAATCCTGTCACCCATTGTAGAGCCCCCCAATCGTCAGGATCAGGCGGGGATATCCCACTTCGACCTTGGAAATCTTCCATTTCGCGCCCATGTACGCCACATACCGCATCTTGTGGAAGTTCTTCCTGGCGAACGGATCGGCGACTATGCTGATCTCATTCGCGATATTGATGTCGTCGTTCAGGGTCTCCCCAGACTGAAGCTGGCGTGTATTCCGAGTCAAATCGCCATAGTACGGATACTCAACGATCTTCTCTTCATACACGCCAGGGGCAGTCTCAACGGTATCAGCATAGCCTACCGATCCATAAAATTTCGCCATTTTGAAGCTTCTCCTCAGGGAGTGCCGGCGCTGGAACCACCGCCGGAGCTGGCGGCCACAGGCTCCTCCAGCGCGATGGCGGAGTAGACGCGGGTCAGCGCGCCGGACAGGCGGGTCTCGATCAGGTACTTCTGCTGGTTGAAGTCGATGTCAAACTGGTCAAACCGGGTGATCTCGCCGCCCTTGGTGGAGCCCACGGTATAGTCGGCCAGGTTGACAAAGAGGCCCAGCAGCTTGTGCTTGGCGCCCTCGTCGTCCATACGGACCAAGCCCTCGAACTGCTCGGCAGTATAGAGCTCGCCGATGTTCAGGGCGGCGGCCAGGTCGGCCTTGGAGTTGTAGATGCGGCGGCCGTTCATGTCCCGGGCCAGCAGCATCACGTTCACCAGATGAGGCGTGCAGAAGAAATCAGGGGTGCCGGTGCCCTTGTACTTCTCCCGGGCATAGAGAGCGGCGGTGATGATGGCCTCGGAGTAGATGTAATTCTCGCCGAAGCTCATATCGGTCTTGCTACCGTTGAGCTCGGCGCGGGCGGCCTCAATATCCACGTCGTAGTGGATGGTGTAGAGGTCGTTGTCGTTCCAGATGGAACGGATGTGGTCCTCGGAGATCTTCATCTCGTCGTCCGCTTCGCGGCCGTCGCCCACCATGATGGCGGTAGCCACCTCTTCGTTGAGGTTCTCCCGCATCACGGCATACTGGTACTCCACTACATCGAAATCAGTGATGTCGACAATGTCGTCCCGGTGCAGGGCGTCGGTGCGGTACACCGTCTGAGGGTCAGTGGTCCGGGTGATGACGTTCATGTTGCCGGACAGAGTCTTGCGCTTGCCCTTCTGATAGCCGTGGGCCCGGATGGAGTCCTTGCGGGTGTCCATCTGGCGGGTACGAATACGGCTGATGGGGCTCTTGTGGACCTTCTGCATGACGGCAGTCACCCAGCCCTGGTCGCGGGTAACGCGCTCAGGCGCGCCGGGGCGCAGGTCCTTGAAGTCCGGGAACAGGCTCTCGATATTGTCGATGCCGTGCTTGAGCTCGTTCTGCTCAGCGTAGATCTTCAGAGCGGTCTGAAGGCTGCCCACGCTGTTGCTCTTGGCCAGAGCAAGAATGTCAGCGCGGTCGGAGTGGCTCAGAACGGTGTCCTGAGTGTCTTCGTTCTCGAAAACATTGTGCTTCATGGTCTTGTTTCCTCCCTTGGTTTTGTCAGATTTCTTGTCGGGGTCGTCGTCATCGTCGTCGCCCCCGTCCCCCTTGCCCTTCTGGGAATCCAATTCCTCCATGGCCGCGCCGATCAGGGCATACATGACCGTTCTCTGCTCCTCGGTCATGCTGTCCACCACGTCCTGGACGGTCTTCTCATTCTCAGGCTTCTCCTCTTTTCCGTCGTCCTTAGGCTTGTCCTCTTTCTTGCCATCCCCAGAGCCGGCCTTATGAACAAGAGGGGGCTTCTCGTCGGGGCGGAACAGGGAAATGGGCTCGTAGGCGGACAGGATCATCTCCTGCTCGCCGCCTTCGCCGTGGGCCATATCCACAAAGTCAATAAAGGCGCCGGGATTTGCCCCGGCGACCACCAGGCTGACCTCCCGGATGACGCCATGCGTCACATCCTTGCTGGGGGTCTGCTTCAGCCCATTGGCGTAAATGGACAGGGACGCGATGTCCCCATGCTGGACCAGCATCTTAGCCGCCTTGCCGGCGTCGGTCTCGTTGAATGTGCAGTAGGCGTAAACGCCGTCCTTCCGGTTCTCCAAAAGGGCGTGGCCCAGGATGTTGCCAGGTTCGTCGTGCTGGTGGTTCCAAACCAGGGGAACCGTCTTCCCGTCGCAATCCTCGAATGCGTTATGGCGGATGGTTCGTCCGTCCGCGCAGACAAGGTCGTTCCGGGTCGCCCAGCCACTAAAGTCATACTTCAGGTTCATTTTGAACGTTTCCTCCTTCAGATGTTGATGGTGGCTGATTGCCCTCCTCTTTCGGGGCGCTTAAGTTGCTGTTTCGGAGCTCGTCCGCCTTGGGGTCCTTCGACGGCTTCATGCCGATCTTCTGCCGGATCTCATTGGAGGTCATGATCTCGTTGCGGGTCATCTTGTCGGCAATTTCGGCAATATCGTTGATGGGCACCAGCCGGAACGGGTCTCTGAAGAAGAGGATCGACTGCTTCTGTGACCGAGCAGTTTTGGTGAGGAATTTCCTCTTCATTTCGTCAACAATGGCTGATAGGATCGGTTCAATCGTCCGGTTGTCGTAATTCAGCTTCGTCCGGTCATCGGCAGTCCCGTCCAAAATCCCCTGCGTGATCCCCAACTGGCTGTAAAGCATGCTCGTCAGGTATTCAATCTGGGACATCAGATTGTTGTCGATGGGCCGGTTCAGCTGGACCACGTGTTCCGTGCCGTCGGTGTAAGCGACGCCATACTTGGAGCCGGACAACTGTTCCTCGATATCTTTACGGCGTTTTTCCGCCTGTTGACGCCTCGCTTCCGTCTTGATGACGTAGGGCAGCTGAATAATCAGGTTGAGTTTTCCGGAACCGCTCTGCTCGTCGATTGCGTCCAAAATATTGAGTTTTCGGATCAACCGCTGCATGGTGGAGTTGGGCTCATTCATCACCGCGAAAAACGGGTTCTCAATGATGGCGACCCCACTCTTCGGCAGGATGACATCCTGCTTCTCGCCCCGGTTCTCGTTGTAGACCCGGACCTTGACGTGCTTGGGATACCACTCCACGATTTTCCCGGTACGCATCGTTTCGATCTTGAACGAGCCGGTCTCCGGGTCGAGGTCGGTATCCGTGGGCACGATGGCCACGCATCCCTCGTCCAGCATGGACATGACCACGTCCTGGATAAAGGCCCGCCCGGTCTGGTCCAGATTTGCCTCCAAAGTCAAACAGCCGTTCAAACTTGAATTGATCACCTCTGTAAACCGGCCGTCGTCATCCAGGCGGACATGCTGAATCCCAATCGACGCCGCGTCCAGCGCGATCCGGTTGTAGACGGAGGTAATGATGGAGCGCTCGTTTCCCCGGCTGAAAATGGGCCGGTCCGGGCGGTAGGAGTAGCTGGGGCCAAGGGAATGGCTGTACTTGAAAAACTCATTGCCTAAAAAAGCGTTCCAGGCGTGTTTCAGCCTGGAACCAACTGACATTTCCACTTTTCTCACCTCCTACGACAGCAGATCGGCGTACATCTT